GGCCAAACAAAACTAACAAAACAAAATATTTCCACCTATATTAATATAAGTGCGTTCGAAGGTACCTGCAACTGCAGACCCTGGTAAATGGACCATCGGCACTCCATTTATTTGTATGTGCTTGCCACACTGTTTGATGTGTACAGTGCCGCCGCGTGCCAAGTTTAATGCTACCAAGTCTAATGTGGACAGATTGCCATCTGTGTTGTAAATGATGTGGCAACAGTAATCAGACCGCATATTGCTGGTGGTTGTAGCAGACCAAAACCCAAATGTTTTTGGCAATTGTACGCTGGTTGACATGTTCACTAAACTGGCATGGTATCTACCAAGCCTGCAGGTCTTGTTTCTGAATTGGTACAATACCCATTCATCATGGCCGTAGGTTGAAGAGGCGTACCAAGTTTTGCAGGCCATGTCCCCTATTTCAGTGGAATTTGGCTTTAATATGGCGGATTTGCAACAGGCGTTGGTTGGTGGTAAGTCAACACAATCATTGATCATGTTGTTAGTCATGTGTTGTGCCATCCAAGTGGTGTGACCCAATGTCTTTGGTGGCTCTCCTCTCCCATTAGCTAGTATTACTGTAACGTTTGGTATGTAAGTGGCCAACAGCCTTGCTGAAGCTAATTCTCGGCCCGTTTGGACTGGTACACCTATTGTGGTTCCATGGTAGTTCTGCCTGAGAATCTCAACCACATCATTGTACACCCATATGATTTGGTAATTTCTTGACTTACATGCTTGACCTGCCACAGACACGATGGTGTTCGCCCCAATTGTCTCTGATAGACTTGTCAGCTTCTTTTTGAGTTCCGGTATCCAACTTGGTGTGGTGTCTAGATCTGACAAGCGTTCTTGCATGCCGTGTGGTGCTGTCCCCTTCACACACCTTAGTCCACTCTTAACATAGTTGCATCTGTGCATGCAACCTTGAGGGCTAGTGTGGACTTCATATCCATTAATAACTGCCGTTTGTGCATATTCACTATGGGTGCATGAATTGGTTTCTCTTGTTGGTGGACTATGTTTACCATAATCCGGTGCATCCGTTGCACTTGTGTTGGTTATATGGTCGTAGGGTAAGGTTTGTACCGCTGGGTTGGGGTACATCACGCGGACCATGCCTGTGCTTTCTTGGTTTGGTTGGTTATTGTGTACTTCGACTATGATGTCAACTTTACATGCATGGCATTTCCACCCAGTCACTGTGCTACGTAATTCATCACAAATTTTCTGTTTAGCACCACACAAAGCACAAGTCGAGAATGTCATGTTGAGTTTTCTCCCTATTGATGCGGCCCAATTATTAGCATTTTGTTGGAGACTTAAAGCAGTCATTGTGCCTGTTGGTGGTTCGGATCCTCCTTCACTAACACCTGGTTGCCAACTTCTCTTTGACTTGTGGTTTAACCCGACTGGACCAATGGCACCTGGTCCGTGTTCACCGTACAAGATCACCACGTTTTTGTTAGCAAGGGCCTGTTGTGTCATCCATTCAAGGTTCCACCAATCTGCCACACCTGTTCTGGCATGACCATGTGTGACAAACACATCTGACCAAGCTCTTTCCAATAACGTCCTACCACCGTTGCTGTAAAAATTGACACCAATGGATGGACCATTTGGTAGGTTCATATGCTCATATAACACGTCATAATCACCGTCGACTACCAGTTTAAACCTGGCAAGTTCGCTAGTGTCCTCTAGCACACCGTTATGGCTGACTGGCTGGAGGTTGAGTTTACCCATCTTGCCAGAATAGACTCTACCGTCAGCGGCATAATCATAGTCAATTGTACAAGGTTCTAGCCCACAGATACATGTTGACCAACCCCTACCATGAATAACCTGGTAAGTTGGTGTTGTGGGTACAATGGTCCGCCTACCGCATTCACATTGGAGAGTTTTGACATGCAACTTCCCACCAATTATCTGTCTGGCAGCAAGTGCGAACTCCAATACATCATCAAATTTTTCACCCGCATCTAATTCCGCTTCATTTATTATTCTTTCCGCATCCTCTTCTGACCAGATATGCGTTTCTGGTGGCCCAGTGTCAATCTGAGGACATGTTAGAGCGAGTTTGTGATAGGACACATTCGTGGGTCGTTCACTACACAGCACTATTTTGCCTACCGTCGGATCTCCACAGACTGACAAATTCACAGCCCATGAACTATCATAACATTCTGGGAACCATGCTGAAATCAAAGCTTTGCCGGCACCTGCGGGAACACAGATATATGTCACACCCTGCAGTCCGGGACCTTTGCCATCCAATCCATTATTTTGCCAACTTAAGGCGTGCGTGGATTTGACTTCACTGAATTGACCTATGTTGAGTTCGTGTTTTGCATCAGACGTTTGAATACTGTTTTGTGGTATGTCTCCATGGGGATCCACACATAACAAGTCGCCACTAATTGCCATTCTCACTGGCAGACCTTGGTTGATCAGTTGTTTTGTAACTAATTTTTTCTTTTCATCGAGTTTGAAGACAATACCACCAAGCCTGTAGTTATCTCCCTCACGCTTGAATAATCTTGGATCGGCATCATTTAGCCACCCACCAATCAACACTTGTGAGAGTTTGGATGGCGTGTCTATCTTAACTCCCAGGTCACTTATTTTATTATTGTGTATGCCATGGAGATCTACATATTTTCCCCAGACGTCACTAGCTTTAATGCTGCTGACCACTTGGTTATGATCGGCACATGTCACCCCTTCCTCCGGTTCAAGTATTGTGTATGGTTTATTACCCTTTGTGCACCTAGGTACAGTAAGGTAGTCACCTAAGGTGCAGATGTCAGTTTTGAAGACCCCCCCTCTTTTTCTTGGTTTCTCGTGCATGTAGGATGTCAGTGTTGCGGTATGTAGTTTGGGAGCAGTGATCATACTAACTAGCAGATCACGCTCGACTTCCACTTCCACCGTTTTCATTTCGTGTTTGAGTGAGAGTGCCTTGATGTTATCTGCTTCATTGTACCATGATTCAAGCTCAATACCCAAGTCAAGTTCACTGTTACAGTGGCGGCCAGCACTCGTATCCCCTAGCATGCTGACATAACTGGATGCGCGTTCCAAAAGCAAGGTAGACACGTCATTACTCACTCCATTAGTCACTTCAAACCTGTTCCTCAACCTGATGAAATCTGGACCGAATTGGTATGTGCCACGATGTGTACGACTAAGCACCATCTGTAAGAAGGTACCATAGTTGTTGTCTTGTTCAACTGTGCTTATCATGTTGAATTTGAGTCTACTGTCATCTGTGAATTTTTTTGTTGGGATCAACTTATCGAATATCATTAGGTTGTCGTCACCCAGCATGAAACAATGTTTGACTGATTTAGAGTTGTCCTTCATGAGTTGGGAATGTACCATCATGTTCACTAGCACGTTTCCTAGAGCTGTTGTGACTTGGCCAGTCCAGCGCATTGCATCACTAACACCCCTGAACGTATTACTCTTAAATCGCCAATTGTTATGACTTTCTCTGTACACTCTATTTAGGGATGGGTCAACACCTAACCACTCGTACATGAGGAATTCAGCATCAAGTTCAGTGTGTGTTGTCATCATGTCTTGTTTTTGCAAGTCACTACAGAAAATGTGGTCACTTTCTGCCTGTGGTATATGCGCGACTATTTGTGTCAATTGGCCTGGAGTTAATCCGTCAGCGTATGTCACATTGTCTTTGAGTAACATCTTTAAACGATTTTTAATTGTTTTGTACACTTGTGCAAATGCTGTAGCGATGTCTTTAGAGTGCCAGACGATGACGCGGATCTCTTGTTCGTCAAAGTTGTATATTGGCTTGCTTTTGAGTAAAGATTCAAGCTTTGCATGAACGTTTGCTACATTAATTGGATGATCGGGCCAACCCTCGGCCAGCAAAACCTCTAACAGGGCAGCAATTCTGTTCCTTCCAGGGCGCTCAGATAACCATTGCATGCTGAGTTCATGATTGAGTGTTACTGGTTGAAATGTTTTAACAATCTCCCTCCAATTTGGTCTAAAAAAAGCTTCGGCGACATCCAATGTGATTTGTTTGGCACTCATTGGAATTGTTTGGTATTGTTTTTGCGCTCTACCCAGTCGCAAGGCAGCTGCTCTCTCAGTGGCGTAAGCTCTTTTCGTCAACACAGGCCTACTTTTCTTTGGGTACTTTGTCATCAAATATTTGTTAAAGTCACTGATTTGATTAGCTTGTCCCCATGTACGCATCTTGTTGTTGTTATCAGCGAATTCTAAATAGTTACTCATTGTTAGATCCACATTGTTCCACAGGTCATGCACCTCTAAACTGTGTGGTGTGTCATAAACATGTGGTTGGATGCTTGTGCTTGAGTCAATGTTGTCAATAAAGGGTTTGTGTTCTGTTTCTGGTTCATAGGTGCTATTTTTGGCTGGTGGTCTTATCACTCTCTCGTATAAACTGTCAGGTATGAAAAGTGCCTCAACTGCTCCCTTGCCAGGTAAATCATTTACAGGTGGTTCTGCCTTAATTGCCTCGCTCTTCCACTGGTTGGTCCATTGCAATGCCTTCACTGCCACATTGTCACGTGATTTTTGAACGCTGACTCTACCTGATTGGTTAAACAAAAATGTTTGTCTGGCCAATTGTTGTCGTATCTCTGACATGTCAGTCATGTCCATGTCATCGGTATTTAGTTTGATTGTCCCTAAGTACTTAGTGTAAGGGGGGCAGGTCTCAGGGCCCCATGTGAGTAATACTTTGCCATACGGTACTCTGACATCTTGGTGTTGTTTATTGATCATGTCAAAGTCCCCGTTGGCTAACAACGACTGTACTTTCTGGTCATGTGGATTCACTGGTGAAATATCGTCATGGTCTATGAATAAGTCGTTGTTCCGTGCCAATGAAGTTTTCCCTAATCCTGGTCCCATACCTATTGCGGCTGAGAAGGCTTTCCTTGGTTTGACGTCAAATCCAATAGCATGGTCAGTCTTTTTCTTCGGTTTTTCTTCCTGCCACCAATCTCGACTATAGCCACGACGGGGGGTTTCGGCCCTGATCAGCCCATTTGCTAATCGGATTTGCTTGCCCACCACTTCTGGTGTCACCCCGGTCACCATGCCCTTAAATAATGATAATAACTCTTCAAGTGTGACGAATCTTATGTTAATGATGCCACTTATAGAAGCTTTTGCACAAAGGTTAGCAAATTCGGTGGAACTAACTTTACCTAGACTAGTTTCATCTAGCAGGTTTTTCCTGTCTTTAGCATAAGCTGAGAGAACTGCTTCTCTTGTGCCAAAGTACCTGCCGGTGTTTCTGATTGGAGCGTTGAAGACATATTGTTGTATATACATTCGTAGGAATCTGGGGTCGAAGTCACCACAAATACTTTCAAGATGCGATTGCAAATCGTCATTCGAATCATTAAGATTGAAAGATGTTGGCATTGCCAGCAGTGTTGCGTTGTACGATTGATGTCTGCTTGAGAGTGGCGGTGTTATTTTGTACAATGAGACTAACACTATGCCGGGTATTGTCACTTTCAGTCCGGCCTTGTACAGTCCCTTAAATTCTGTGTTCTTATTCACGTTGCCTGGCTGTCTAAGAGCCCTGTTGACTGTGTGCGACAGGTCAGGGCTTAACATTAGGGCTGAGGCTAGCTCGTTTAAATCATCGTCGCACACCACTATGCAACATGGCAAGGCGTTAATGGTGTTCAAGTTTTGTGAGGTCAAGAACACATCTCCAGAGCAACAAAGTTTGGTGTGTGTACTGAACACAACATCAGGACCGTTGATGGTACCTAAATTGGGGTCATTCGGGTCATGTCGTAAGAATGATCGCCTGTGAGTTAACATTTCCCGCAAGTAGGACCGTACAACTGAAGCGTGCATGTGTTTGCAATTAATCATTGGTATTTGGGTTGCGAAATGTGCTGTGACAGTTCGATGCTTAGCTTGATCCAATAATGTGTCCATTGTGTGCACTTGTGTGTGTTGGTTGTTGGTCACCTTGGATGTTGGTACGGTGACCGCGTTACCCAACATTATGTTGATAGTTTCTCCAATGCTTATTTCTTTTGTTTCCGAGAACATTACCAACTCATTTGTTAGCTCACCACCTTTGATTTGGATTATGCCTCTTGATGCCGTCACAGTGTCGTTGTCAGTAATGGTCCAACTGGCTGTGTCGTCAGTGGTGTAGTTTTCTCTGATGTGCCCAAGTTTGCTATCACCATACGGCAGCCCACTATCTCCATCTACACATAGTCCTTGCCACACATGGGTGTTAATTTTCAGCGACATCTGTGTGACTGCTTCCCAAAGTTCATCATCCAATCGGAAGGTTGTTTCGTCTACTTTATTTTCATACTTCGTCACCCAGATTACTGGAGTCGTTGGATCACAGGGCTGGTCAGCTGCTGTTTTGATGTCAGTGAACCTCATTGCTGCTGTTCTGCTACTACCTAACACTTTGCGTAATTTCGACATAGTTAGTGATGGTGTATTATATTGTGAGACTGTCCCATCATGTATTACCAATGTACTTTGGTGAGATGAAGTGGAGCCCATCAAACATAACTCAAGTAATTGCCTGGCGTCAATTTGTTCCAGTTCATGGGGTTGGCGTGCTTGTATAAGCCCATCAGTTATTAAAGCTAACTCGGCGCTGTCGATCCCATTTAGCTGATGGTTGGAGGCGCCAAAGGAGTTATAAATTTTTCCTACTCGGCTCATAGAGTTTTGAATCAGTTCTTTCACATACCCTATGTCATCTTGTTCAACTCTGATGTACACTCCATAATTGCCACTGAAAGCACCAGCTGACTTGAGTAATTCCAATAATTTTTGGTTATCACCCAAGGGTATGTACACGGCCTCTCCGTGGTTCCATCCGGTGCCTATTATGTGTAAATCTTTCCTTACCCATTCCAAGATTCTGTCGTTCAACCTGGTGCCAAACTGATCGACAATGTTGTAGAATTCATATCCATCCCAACTGTGTCTGTTGTGATGTGGTATGCCATCGTTAATTGTTAGATAACATTCGGCACCTTTAATCTTTTTGAGGGTACTGATCAGACCTGTCCTGTGCAGGTCTAGCCTAGTCTCTTCGTTGAATGATGTACCGGTACTCACTCCACCGCCCCCGGGTTTGGCACCAACGTCGATCGAAAAGATTCTGGTATGTAATTTATAGACGGGCCCATTCAATTTACTGGTAGATGCTAGCACAGCCCCGTAAGTCTCTTCTGGCACGCAAACTGCTAAAGTTGCTTTACCTTCATTGATGCAGAAGTAAGAGCTGCCTATTTGGAGTTGCGGGACATAGGTGGTGTAACCACTGCCTGAACTGGTCACACCTATGACAGTGATGTTGTTCATGTTGTTGTTGTTTATGATGGCCAGTAAATTTTTTTCAGCCTCAGCGAACTGTGATGGTATTTGATTCCTAAGTTCTTCCATTGGGTTGTTGATGAATCCGATTGCTGACATGTTCATTTTGCGTTCCCTGTACATCCAGTTGGTGTTCCCGTCACTATCAATTTGCACTGGAGGGATAAGGTTGTGTGATCTACTGGAGAGCCTCCGTGGGTGAAACGTGATTTTTGATAAGTCTAACACGACTAAACTCACATGAGTTGGCGTCGCTTCATATACAACAATTGGTCCGTTGTTGATAGTGCTGCAGATTGTGGTGTGTGTGTCAATCACACAAGCATTAAGCCCCCAAATGTTCGTTAGACTTAATATTTCACTGTCTGTCAAACCAGCTGTATTGCGCACTCCTTTTCCCAACATCTTCTCACATTTGGTTATGAACTCATTGGGTTCTTCGCTCAAACAATGCGCTAGATGCAACAATGCACATTCGCCAGTTCCACCCAGATCCAGCCTCTCCCTGATGTTCATAGTTTCTAACTCCGATGTGCGCAAATCTGCAACTAGTATACCAAGTGGTAAGTTAGGGTTAAATGAGACTGTTTGTGAGATGGCTGGTGGCCGAATACTAACGTTTTGGTTCATATCGTAACTTTGTGCCACAGTGATAGCTGTGGGCTCTGGCAACCCATGTAATGAGGCAAGTATGTGCAAGAACTTGTTAGCGATTACATCAATGTCATAGGTCAAAGTACCATTATGTTGCAGTGAGTCATAAATGTCAACCAATGAATCTGGTGTTATTGTTGTGACCAATTTTGCACCAAGTTTGTCTGCGGCAAGACCAGCCCACATTTCTTGATCATAGTCAACCGGTGTGATTATTTGGGCGGCGCCAGTGTACCTGCATACCGCTGTTGTGCCTGCTCCCCCGTGATGCCATACTGTTGAGGTGTTCTTGAGCGATTCCAAGTAGTCCAATGACTCCACTACTTGGATTGTGCCAGAGTAGCAAATTCCAGTCGTGATTTGGGCGGATTGCAGTGTTTTGTGCCACGAGCTACCCACGAATAAGACTTTTGTTTTCCTTTTCTTGAGTAGTTCCACAACAGCTGTGGCCATCCCATTGAAATTCGTACTTTGTGACATAGAACCTTGTGTTACGACCAAGCTGTCCTTGCAATCAATCACAGCTCCATTTGAACCGGGTTGTTTGAGGACGGGCCCGCAAGTGTTATTTGGTTCATCAATGTCCCAATCCTCTAGCATTAGCTGGTCATCGTAGCAGTGTATGAGTGTGGCTCTTTGTCCAATCATATCACTCGTCGTTATATTCACACCTAATGACATTGCCTCAGCTTCGAGGGTTTTCCAATTTGTTGCACACACGAAGTTCTTGTCAAAGGTTTTAACTATTTCATTGAACCAGTGATGTTTGCTCTGGATGCTGTTGTGGGGCATGCACTCAGTCTCATTGTATGGAGTACGGTATATGAAGGCTGCTAGTGCTGCCTGTGGCGTAATTGGTGACCCGATGATCAGGTCTTGGTTAGCAAGCAGTCTGTATGGGAAGTCTTTGCAACACAACCAATCTGTTTTAGCACTGGCCTTGATCCAGTTGTTAATACCCTTTGCCGAAGAACTTGCTTGCAATGCTAGGTCTAGGTTCCAGTCAAGTGAAACAACACTAATGTTGGTGCTGTTGGATACTGTGTTGTTGAGATATTTGTTCGGGACTAATAGAGTCACCTTGACACCCAATTCTGCTAGCGCCAGTGACATCATATATGGTCCTTGCATGTCGCCACGTGAACCAAGTGCAACGATTGCAACTGCCACACCATGCCATGACGTTATTTTTGGGATTGGCATTTTGTCGAAAACTCTGCTCATGTGTGTGTACAAGTTCTGGATGGATATGCTACTTAACCTGACTTGGTCATTGTCATGCAATATGATACCCATCAAGACTTTACTCAGAGCATCAGTTCCTAGCAACACAGCGTCATTGTCTTTGATCATGTTCAGTAACTGCTCCATCGTGATGCCCCTCCACTCAGTGGGTTTGTTTTTTGCAACAATGATTGTCGATGATATTTTTTCCCTAAGATGTTGTATTTTTCTATTTTTGTTATGTGAAGCTTTGTAAGTTTGCCAACCAGCAAAATCTTTCACGTCCAACACATCGAGAATATTTGATGTGAGGTTCTCATTAATCCATGAGATGATCAACTCTCTTTCATGTGTATTTATGTTCATATTTGTGACCCATTTCGTCAATTTTTCTAGAACTCCACTTGGACCACCGGGACTGGGTTCAGTAACAATCTGCAATGGTTTACCGACTCCTTCTGGTGTGGGTTGTACTCGCCTGTCTCTTGTTGAAAAGAAAAAACTACCCAGGTTCGAAGCTATAGTGCGTACTGTATCAAGCCCTGCGTTACCCAAACTATCGACATCGGGTTTGTAAACTCTCCCGATGACCGCTCCCTCTGTGGGCCAGTAACGGATTTTGTCGTCAACCATGATACCGTGCCAACTTTGCAATGCTCTTAACACTAAGGAATTATTACCTGATGGTACTATGTCCAATATTGTCTTTGCTAACATCTCTATTGGCTGTTTATCAAGGGACAACACTTGGGCAGCTTTGGCAATGGCAGAATCTTTGGTGTCAAGAGCCAGGTCAAGTAACAAATTGTTGTTACCCATGTCAATTTTTTCGGCTGCTGCTTTGACTGAGGATAATAAGTTTCCGTAACGTAGGACTACGTGTAGGCACATGTCTTCCACCAGCCCTGGTTGTAGTTTGTAAGTTTTCTGGATAGAGTGACGCAACAACGAATCAGTAGTTAATAAAGTCCGGCCCATGAACAACATAGAACTGTAATCTCTGTCTCCTCTCAAATAGTTGAGTGATAACTGTCTGTACACTCGTAAGGGCACTTTAAGGGTCTCAGTTGTCAGTGCTGCAGCCAAGTTACCACGTTTGACTTGGTCTATGTTAATCCTTGGCACAGTGATGAGTGTATAAGCATATGCAGAAAATGTTGGATTGGATGCCATCAATCTTGGTTTTTTCGCTTTGTGAACGGTGTAAATGTGGTATCCAGCAACAATAGCGGTTCTCGTACATGCGAAACCGGACTTGTTTTTGTTCCCAGAGAGAACCCAACTCAACATGTTGGCTTCCATTTTAATTAACAACCCGTTAACGACTACTTCTTTGGCGTCGGTTGGGAACTCGGGTAGTACCAAGTGTGTGTTAGCGAGCAAGTCATCCTCGTTGATCATGTGTAAGAGTTCAGGCATTATTACTAACGTCTGGTTGTTTAACTGCATTTTCCTGGCAGCATTTGCATACAAATCTCCTTGAGAAATAGTGTCAGATAGCAACCAGTTGACATACTCTCCGGTCATATTCTTTGCGTTATCTGATGCTAATTTAGCATACTGACCAGGTTTACCGTTTGCGTCTGTCACCTTTCCTAACCGTTCTAATGAGTTTAAGGCCTTTGTGGTCCATGTTTTGGCCCAAGCAACATCTAGTTTTGCTATGTCTAGTTGACATTGCCACAAGTCATGATCGAATATTATAGCTGCACATGCTGTAAGGATCCTCTTTTTGTCTTTGCTTGGCCAGCGGTTGACATGTTTAGCAATGATTGCAACCATGGAACTATACCCTTCTGCCTCACCCTCTGGGGCAGCGGTGTAGTTATATGAGTCATTGGTCAACAAAGCTGATATCTTAGCACGTGTGAGATCTGAACAATCGCTTGGGAACTTGCTGATCTGGTCTTTGAATTTCCATTTTACCATCGTAATGTTTTCTTCAACGGATCTCACTAGGGTGGCAACAGTGTTGTTAGCTGCTAAATGTTCATCTATTGATTTATACAACCCATATCCTCTGTACTTCACACGCGGGATCAGGTTGCTGATTGACAGATCTATGGAATTCACCAATAATGTTAGCACGTTGTTTAAGGAGCTATATTCGGGACCAGCGTTAACGCCATCATTTGTGGACCAAAGCATTGGTGGGCGATTTGTATCTCCTTCAACGATCTGCAAAAACTCATGGATTTGGTTGACTTGCAGTTTACATTCGGTTGATCCGAACAGCCTGACGTTTTGGATCTCCAATTTGATGTTTATTTTGTTGGCTATGTACATTAGTGACGGCCCTATTTTTTTCTTAATGTAATTGTGGCGTCTTAACTGCCTGGCCAACTCGGTGTCGGTCATCCAACTGTGCGCGAACCTGAACTGGTCCAAAAACATCATTAAATCGGCGTCAGTGACATCGTTACCAGTTGTTTCCCAATATATGAACCCTCTGTCTGAATTCTTCACATAGAGTTTCACAACATGATCTGCATATTTCAATTCAAAATAACGTCCTCTTTTGTCTTGGCACAATCTGGTGGCATAAGTGTCATTCTTTGCTAACTTGAAGCCAAGACCAATTTGTGCTATTACAGATTGTAAAATGTACATTTTTGCACCAACGGCTTCGGTCACTTGCAAGTGCCCATTCATTGTGGTTGTTAGTTGAGCTTCACTATTACTCTCAGCTTCAGCCAATAAGATGTTTTTCCGTTCTAAGATCCCATTTGTGGGGTCATCAATGATGTTCAGCTCACCGGTATCGGACATTGTATACTTCCCTAAGTATAACAATTTGTACCGTAGACTGACTGTCAACAAGCTCATATTGTCATCAAAACTGCATACGACGGTGGCCCCGTGCAATGATGCAATGTCTTCCTGTTTTTTCTTAAATGATAGTAGGTCGTATGTTTTCTCGTCTGTTTTGGCTGTTTGTAGGTGACTGACCAGCTCAGCTAGACTTTTTTCTTTTGGTCGCATCCATGCCGTCTTCTCGTTTAGTTTTAGCAACATACCCGCCCCTGCACCACCAGTGAGTCTAGTTGTGAGGTTTGAACTTTCATTAAATATACCACACGTGTACCAGATCAGCTTCCTAGACGCTCGTGTTGCGGCTGAGAAGCAAGTCCGTTTGTCCACTTCAATAAATGGTGTAGCCGTGAAGGGAGCTTGCACCACTAACACTGCTGGCCACTCTCTCCCTTGCACCGAATTAATTGTAGCTAGTTCAAATGGTGTTTTGTAATTGTAACTGATATTGATTTGTTTGATGTGATCTTGATAAAAACACAGAACTGCCTCAGGGTTGTGCTTTCTGACTAATTCTTGGACTTTAGCCATGTCCAACTTTGCACTGAACTCTAGGCAGAAATTTGTCTCATGGTCAGCGATACTTGTATATCCTCCATCTCTCACTTTGTCGATGACGTCTGCCAACGGTAGCCCTATCCTACGTCCTTTATTTTCATTGGTGGTATTGGGGCAATAATCAGTTATATTTTTGAGAATAGTGGTGCCACCGGCCCCTGTGAGGTCAATGTATTTGATTTGTGCGTCGTCACTAAACATCATGGCTTTTTCCACATTTGGGTTGAGCTGTAGAATTCTGTCTAGATGGTGTAATGGCACGCCATTGGCTTCGTCAATCAACAGGATCTTTGCTGTTGGCTCGATTTGACTCTTGCCGCTGATTAGTGCTTCTAGGCTGTAAATGTTCCCTTTAATCCCTCTGCTTTGCATTTCTTTAATTAATGAAGTTTTTGCACCAGTCGTAGCGTACATGCTTGCTGATGTTACACCAAACTCACCCAGCTTTGTGGCAATGTTGTAAGTCTTGCCGAACCCTGGTGGGCCAACTAAGGAGGTGCTAGTTGCCAGGCACGCATCTATTCTACTAGATTTTTCGGCGACATTCAACCATGTGGACAATGAGTAAATTGTGGATGCCAGACTCATTTTCGGCTCAAGGATTTTGATTCTAGTATCATTCATTGTGATAGCAATTTGTGTGACAACCACTCGTTGACCATCAGTATTAAAGTGTACATAAGGGTTGATGATGTGCGGAATTGGTTGTTTTTTATCACCTGTGAAAATTACGTCACCCCTCTTCCATGCCTTATTCGGCAATGTTATAATTGACAACCCTTTCTTTGGCCTGGTCATCTTGCACATGTGTTCACTGAACCTTACTGTGGGGTTGCCCAATGGGTCGGCAATGCCGGCTCCGAATCGGAGTTTTATAATGTTGCGGCAGGCCCCAACAACCTCTCGCATGTGTGCAGTTCTCAGATGATCGGTACCCTCAATGCTGTCATAAGATGAAGACAATGTTCCAGTGTAGAGTGCATTTATCGGACCATTTATGCCCGACAAGTCCCCAGCCCACACTGGTATTTCAACATGTATTGAACCGGTGCGTATGTTGTTGTTGC